TTATAATTCACAATTTTATACTAAGGATAATGTATATGTAGAAACACCTAACGGGTTTACTGAAATACTTGGTGGGTGTGTAAAAAATGATTTAGATATGTTAAATATATCTTTTGACAATAATGCAGAGTGTAATGTTGCTGAAGAACATATATTTTCTAAAGACGGAAAGGAAATTTTTGCTAAAGATTGTGATTTTGTTGATAGTAAAAATGGCCCTTTAAAAGTAAAGAATAAAATTAAAATAGGCAAATTTGATGGATATGATATAAACATAAAATCACCTCACTGGTATTACTCTAAAGACAATATTATATATCACAATACACTACTTATGAATGATTTATTCTCTGGAATGTTAAAGGAAAATAAAAATGTTTTAGTTGTTTCATTAGAAATGTCTGATAAAGAAATTATGAAAAGAGTCCATGCAAATGTTTTAGGATTACCTATTAATTCATTAGTAGATTTAGCAAAAACAGAAGGCGAATTAAAAAATATAATAGATAGAAAAGTTTTAACAAAAGATGAAGTTCTTGAAGCTTATAATAAAGCTAAAGCATCAGGCAAATGTGGACAATTATTCATTAAAGATTATCCGGCTGGTTCATTTAGTGCCCTTCAATTAGAATCCTTAGTTGAATCATATAGAATAGAAAAAAATGTAATTTTTGATATTATTTTTGTAGATTATTTAGGAATTATGAAATCCGATCTTGTATCACCATCGGTTGGTCTTTACAGTTATCTAAAATCAATTGGAGAAGAAGTTAGAGCAAGTGCTAAAAAATTAAATGTTCCTATAGTTTCGGCGTCTCAGTTAAATAGAAGTGTTCACGGTAAAGAAGCAGACCAAGTTGATAATAGCACAATAAGTGACAGTATGGGAACTGCAATGACTGCTGATTTTTTATTATTTTTATTGCAAAACGAAGAAATGAAAGCTAACAAGCAAATGGTGCTAAAATGTACTAAAAATAGATATACTGGTAGAACAGATACTTGGATGATGAATATTGACTATGAACATATGAGATTTGCTGATATGATTACAGAAAATTCTTTAGAACATACAAAATTATTGGAAGAATTAGTTAAAGAAAAAGACCCAACAGATGCTTTAGATTTTGGAATAAATATTCCGAATGTTGTGACTGCTGATAAAATTAAAACAGCGGAAGAATTTGCAACAAATCAAATAAAAGAAATAGCAAAAACAGACGCGGAAATATTAAAAGCTGATTCAGAAAAGAAAAAAGACCCATTATCCGATAGTACAGAAGATTTATTTAGAGAATTAGGAATTTTATAAAATTCCTAATTCAGAATATAAATAATATAAAAAAGGAAAAATATGGATTCATTTAGAGATTGGTTGGTTTTAAATGAAGTTTTTGATTATATTTCTAATTATAAAGAAGTTTCTAAAGATGTTTATATAGAAAATTGGATTAATATGTTAAAAAAACATAATCCAAATTCTTTAAAACAAAAAGGCATAGATTTAGAAAGAACGGTATTTGATAATCATGGTCCAAGAGTTCATTATTATACATATGATAATTATTTAATTTTTTATGGTAAATTTAAAAGTTCAAATAAATATGAAGTTCATTTTTGGGACATTAAAAATTTAGAATATGAAAATAATGTTGGTAAATCTGGTTTTAATAAGATATTTAGTGTTATTATGAGTATTTTAAAAGATAAACATTTAAAAACTAATGCTAGATTATATATGAAACATGATATTAAAGAAAGAAGAGAACTTTATAAAAAAATTATAACAAAAATATTTAAAGATAAAAATATAGATTGGAAATGTATTATAAATGGTGAATATGTAATTATATATCCAGAGGATGAATTAAAAGAGTCGTTTGATAAAATTATGTTACCAAATAATTATTAAATATAAATAATATAAAAAATGGAGAATTAAAATGAAATTTAGAAACTTCTTATTGGATTTGGATCCAGCACTATTATTGGAGGGTGATGAATCAATTATGGATAATACAGCAATGTATCTAGAAATAAAAAACATTTTAGAACATATGTCTGATGATGAAATTGATGAATTTGGTGCTTTTTTAGCAGTAGAATTTTTTGATACACCCGAAGAAGATATTAATAATGTTTATTTTGCTATTGATAATGTTCTTGAAATGATTGGTGAATTAGGTGAAGAAAATTACAGTATAATATTAGAATTATTATTACCTGATGAATTTGAAGGAACTGATGATGCCGAAACTGAATATATTGAATTGGATTATGATGATTCAACAGAATTGGATGAAGGTGTTTCAAGAGTTATGAAAGTATCAAAATTAAATAAAAAGAAAAGAAAATTCTTTAAAAAATCAGCTGCTATTTTAAGAAAAGAAAGAGCAGAAAGAGTAAAACAAAATAGATTAACTAAAGCATCAAGAAGAGCTTATAGAAGAGCAAATGTTGCTAAATTAAAAGCTTATCAAAAAAGCAGAAAAACTTTTATTAAAAAAGGAAGACATTTTGTTAAAATCAGAAGAAAAGGTGGAGCAGAAGCTTAATCTTTTTATAAAAGCTAGATACAATTAAGTATCTAGCTTTTTTAGTTTAGAAGTCAAATTTAAGTTCAAAAATTTCTTTAAATTTATAGTCTTATAACTAAACATATATCTTTTACTTTTTGAAAATATTATTTTAATAAATAATATAAAAAGTGGAGTAAAAAATGAAAATTAAAGAACATAATGGTATCAAAAGGGTTGAACACCCGAAATGGGCAGGTTGGAAATTATTAGATTTTTATAATTCTATAAATGCAAATATATTTAATGCAAATGAATGTAGAATTATAAAAATACTAGAAGAGAACTTTATTTTGGTAAAGAAATTAGAAGAAAATATAGAACAAAAATAATATAATGTTCTATATTTCTTAATAGAACCCATCTGGTTCCATATTATATCCATTCCAAGTACTTTTTGGCATATATTCTTCATCTATATTTGTACCATCATCAAAACTCCCGATATTCAGATATTCAGTAAATGAACTTTTATCTGTTTCGGTTCCTTCTACTTCTTCAGAATAAAGATTTTTAATTAAATCTTTCATATCATCAAAGTTTTTAGCATTACAAAATGGTGCAAATATTAATGCCAAACTCATAATCATATCATCGTGACAATTTTCATCTGCTTGATATTTATTATTAAGTAAAATAAATGTAAAAAATTCTTTTATGGTTTCTTTATCATTTATTTCTAAATTATTATTTTCTATAAAGAGCTTCATTGTTTGTAAAATTAATTTTCTACTTTTACTTGATGTTCTAAATCCGGGGTATTTCTTTTTCTTTTTAGAACCTGTATCAATATCATGATGTAAATTTTCATACTCATAATCATTTTTCATTTGGTCTGCTATGGATTGCCCTGCTCCCTCGTTGTTCTCTATAATTAAATATGGTAAATTATAGTACTGGCACCAATCATTTATATATTCAGGCATTAGTAAATAATCAATTTGTAATTGTGCAGAAGCAACTTGTTTAAATTTAAACCCTGTAATATCAATTATTTGCACAGCAAATGCATCTTGACCATCTTTGGCTGGATCAACTGCACAAATATATTGGTGTCCTTTTTCAGGGTATGCATAAATTTTTAATTTTCCATCTCTAATTTCTAATGGTTCTTTTGATGTGAACTCTTTTAATTTTTCTGAACTAATTAATGTGTGCGAAGAACCTAAGAAAGAACAATTGTGATTATTTATTTCATTTGCGATGAATGTGTGCGATTTTGTATCTAATATATCATAAACATCTATTTCACCTATTTTAATTATTTTAGTTACTTTTTCTAATTTATTATTAACCTCTAAATATTCAGATACTGTTAAATCTTTTGCAGTAATTTCTTTATTTTCTACAACAAATCTATGATTTAGTGAACATTTAATTTCAGAGGATTCAGTAAATATGTGTAATGATTCTAATTTACCCTTATAAATAACATTCTTAAAATTTTCAAATCCATTCTTAGTTAAAATCTTATATCTAGTATTTATTGAATTTTTATACACAATTTCATTTAATTTTGCAATATCTATTTTTGTAATACTTTTATTTTTAGTATCTAAAATAGTTATTTTTGAATCACCAGCAATACATTCAAAGTTCTGTTTCCAGTATAACATTCCATGCTTTTTAATAATACTATTCATAAAATCTTCTGGTTTTATGATATTCCCATTTTTATCATATCTAGGAACATCTCTCCAATCTACTTTAAATAAAACATACCCAGAGGTCCCTTTTTCTTTTATTCCTGATCCTGGTTCTTCATATTTTGGACTTGCCCCTTTTACTATTTCATAAAAATGATTCATACCTTTTGGTGTACTAAGAATAATATTCTTTTTCCATGCCAATGCTGCTTGCGATGGTAGAAATGCGTCAATAAATTCTTCGAACACTGATGGGCGAATAAACGCCGTTTCGTCGATTATGGCAATATGCACAGAAAACCCTCTAAAAGAATCTGCTGAAGGGACATCAGTAAGAACTCTAACTTCTGTTTCAAATTCAACAAATGATTTATTCCATGCCTTTACACCTACTTGCATCCAAATAGGTAATTCAATAAAAATATTTTTTATATTTGATAAAAATTCAGCTGCTAATTTACCTTTATTTGCAACAATACCAATATTCTTTTCTTTATTAAAAACAATACAATGTGAACAATATATACTTGTACTGATAGATTTAGAGCTTTGTCTTCCCATTAGACCAACAATACTTTCTTCATCCGAATTAAGTAGGGATATAAACCCATTTTGGTACTCTCTTACTTCTGGAAAGTCTACACCTGATTTTGTTTTTATTTTAACATAGTTATCTTTATAGTAATGTATGTTTTCAGCACATTTTTCTAATTCTGTTATATGTATAGGACTTAAATCTAATTTTGTGAATTGTTTCTTTATTCTTCTATTGCCTAAAAATGATATTCTATTACCAAATGAATCTAAATAATATTGTTCAGAATCCTTTGGAAAATCCAAAATTTCTAGTGCTAAATGTTTTCCTGGATTACCAAAACTTCTTATTTCTTCAAGAAGCTCAGGTGTTATTTGATCTTTATTATTTTTAAGAAATTCAATTATTTCGGGTTTAAAAATTTCTTTTAATTTCTTTTCTTGTAAAGACACAGGTTTATCCTCTAAATAAATTTTTAAAGAATTTAATAATTTTGTATTTTAAAGAGTCTTTAATTTCTTTATTTTTAAATAAATATTCAGGTTTTTTAAATATTGGATTTCCTAATTTTACTATTTTATAATCTGTGTTAAAACATATCGTAGGTATAACACTATCTAAAAATTTAGTGTAATCAGTATTTGCTTTATTTTCTAAAATATATAGTTCCGTTAATCTAATTCCTCTAAATGCTTTTTCATCTATATTATCAATTATTAATTTATTTGCCCCTAATTCTATAGAAGTTTTTAGAAATCTTCCCTTGCTTTTAAAGAATTTTGGTAATTCTGTATATAATTTTTTAATTTCTGATACTTCATATAAACAAGAATTTATAAGTCCTGCAATACCTATAGTTTCATTTATTCCAAAAATTAAAGAATGCAAAACACATACCCTTGCAGCAACAGATTTGTGTTCTTTTCTTCCTAAATTAATTTCAGAAATTTTATTATTTTGTATGAACATAATTATTTCATCTTGTTCTTCTATCTTATTTAAAGATATTAAATAATTGTCTTTAAAATAAATAATGTCATGTTTGCAAATTTCTATTTCTTCTTTTAATAATTCAGCATTTACTTTTTTACTAAGCAATTTATTTGCTTCAATTTTTCCTTCAAGTCCTTTATTTCTTAGATTAAGTAAATCATTTTCCGTAAGTTTCATTTTATTCCTTTAAGTTTAATTTTTTCTTTAAATTGTTATATAATATTTATAACTAAAGTTCAAAAAATATTTTAAATTTTAATTTACTTTTAAATATATTTGGTATATAATAAAATAAAAAGGCTAAAGTATGACAATATGGATAGATGCAGATGACACAATTTTAGATTTAAACGCTAGAATTATAAACTATTTTAATAATGAATGCTATACAGATATAAAGGATAGATATCCAGATGGTGTTAAAAAGGAACACATAAAAACATTTAATGTAACACATATTTCAGAAAATATAATGAATTTATTCGAAAGTTCTGATTTATATCACAAAGATGAAAAAATTTTAGTACATGCAGTTGAAGATGCTTATGAATTTTTTAATATAATTAATAATATATGTGTAAAATATGAAGCGCAGTATAAAATTTTAACTCATTCAATGAGTCCTGGGGCAGCAGATTCAAAAGATTTTATTTTGAATAAACATTTTGGTATATCTAAAGAGTATATAATTCATGCTCAAAATAAAGAAAATT